TGATGACGGCGTCCGCCGACAGCGAGCCGGTGACTGTCTTCCTGATGATCGCGTTGGCGGTCAGCGACCCGGTGACCGGCGGCTTCTCCCGGACGGCGAGGGCGATCGCCGCGACGTCGTCGCCCGTGCCAGCCGCCGACCCGACATTCCTCGACCCCTGACCGGGCGTCGTCTCGTAGTAGGAGCCGATTGTGTACAGGCCGAAGTCGATCGACGGTCCTGCGGTCGACCCCGTCCCTGCCGAGAGGACGTTCGACCCGCCCCACCCCTGCCCGCAGAACCGGACGCTGCTCGCGCCCGGCGACCCGTCATCGACGGCAAGAACAGCAGCGTTGCCGGTCGAGGCCGAGGTGCTCGACGCGCCCGTGTTGGTCGTGCCACCGGCCTTGGTTACGACCCCGGCGAGGTAGACCTCGGTCAGCGGGGAGACCTGACCACTGTTGGTGACCGTGAAGCACTGGGCGTAGCTGACGGTGGCGTTGTTCGTCCTGTTGACGACGACGGCCTTGGTGCCCGTGCCGCAGTTGTCGAGATAGTAGGCGCGGACGAAGTAGTTCTCGCCCGATGAGACCGACGCGGTGTACGGGATGGCGGTCATGGTGACGCCGCCGTACGTCACCGACGTGTCTACGCCGGAGGAGGCGATCGTGTAGACGAAGACCAGCGCGCCTCTCGCGGACGCGCCGCCGCCGTGGTTCCACGTGTACGACGCCGATCCTGAGTGCCCGCTTGTCCCGGTATGGCTCTCGCTTGCGACGTCGAAGGCGATCGCCATCAGCGGCCGCCGGGCACAGCGAAGCCCGGCCCGTCATGGGCCGGGCTGGTGGTGCCAGTCTTCAGTTCGTCCCAGACCACGGGCATTGGATTGCCCTTCAGGACGAGGGCCCCATTGGATTGGGACCCGGCACGCCGCCGTGGCGGCTGATGCCCGATACGGGGATCCTACCCCGCGATGCTCAGCCAGTCGATGTCGAACTTGTCATCGAGGTACCGGCCGATCGTCCGGAGCGCCTGCCGGACCGTGATGCCGGGCGTGATCCAGCCGGTCGGCAGGCCGAGGTTGCCGACCCGGGTGATCAGCCAGTTGCGCTGGTTGAGCGTGAGAACGTCATCCAGCTGGAGATCGGGGAAGACCGTGACGCCGGGCACGGCATCGGCGGCTGTCGCCGACGCGTCATCAATCTTCGCGATGCCCCAGTTGAATGCCGGTGTCCCGTCAGGATTGCCGGGGATGACCGCCGCGTGGCTCACGACGACGTCAGCCACCTTCAGGCGGTAGGGGCCCGTCGTCTCCTCCTGCCCTGTCACGATCTCCTGCGTCCCGTTTCCGATCACCGGGCTCAGGCACCACCTCGCCATCAGCAGCCTCCTGCGCTTCCTGCCACTCCAGCGAGGCCACGATCGCCATCGCCAGCTTCTCGACGTCCTCGCCGCCGCAGACCACCCCGCCGGGGAGCAGCCACAGCCGGTCAGTCCGCTTGTCGCGCACCTTGCGCCTCCGGACGACCTCCTCGCCCCGGGCGTCGTGCTCCATGTACGTCTCGTAGGCGGCGGGCACCTTCTTGCCGATGCCGTGCACGACGACCGACCGCGACGCGCTGTCGTTGAGGCGGACCTGCCCGACGTGCCGCTTCACGTAGTACGGCTGCTCGCCACGGTGGACGATCTGGGCCAGCACCGTCCGGTTCGGCGGGCGCTTCTCGCACAGGTACCACTCGGCCGATCGCTCCAGCCAGTCCTTGTACTCGACCTGCCAGCCGGTCTTGTCGACGTCGAGGACGAGGTGGCCGAACGCTCCGCCCTCGTTGGGCTCCAGCGAGGCGATCAGCAGGAAGTACGGGGTGTCGCCGACCCACGGCTCGTGGTCAACCACCGAGCCGCTCCAGTCGTGCCCGCGCCTCCTCGGAGGAGAGCGTCGGGAGGCCCATCCGCTCGTTGATCTCGCGGCGCAGCTGGGTCGCCTCGGCCGGGCGCTCCATCAGCCCGTGGAAGAACGTCTGCTCGGTGATGACCTGCTCGCCGATGTGGCCGGTCTTGATCGACGTGTCCACGAAGATGCGGCCACCGGCCTTCTTCACGTCCTGACAGAACGTCAGGTCCTCGCCGTAGCCCTTCTCGTCCCAGCGGAAGTAGGACGGGGCACGCCGGTTGACCCGCTCATCGAACGGCGGGAACTCCCCGGCGATGGCTTCGAGCAGCCGCTTGGTGATGAGCACGAACGCCATGCCCGTGGCATCGACTTCGACCACCTCGTCCTCGGCCCAGTCCTCAAGGAAGACGTAGTTCCCGGCCGTCGGGGTCTCGCGCATGTACATCGTCGGCTGGTGCGGCTCGCCACGCTGGAAGCACAGGCCGCCGACCATGTCGAGGTCGAACTTGATCTGCGTCTCGACCAGCCGCCGGATGGCGTCGGGCTGGAACGTCATGTCGTCATCGATGAAGATGATCCAGTCGCCCTGCATCCGCTGGATGCACTGGTTGCGCTGGAGCGTCAGGACGTGCCCCTGCACGATGATCTGGCTGATGTACTGGTCGGGGCTCAGAAAGCTGTGGCGGTCCGAGAGCAGCCAGCTGATGGCGGTCCCGGCGGCGATCCGGTCCCGGGTGCACATGGCGATCGTCCCGACCGATGTCCCCTCGCGGTTCGCCGAGTAGACCTCGATCTCGGGGGCCGTCGGGTCAGCCACCCGCAGCGTCTTGGGCACCAGCTGTCTCCTCTCCGTCGCGGATGAAGGTGATGACCCGCTCCAGACCGTCCCGGAGCGAGACCTTGGGCTCGTAGTAGCGGCGCATCCTCTTGGGATCGCAGTACCGGCTCTGGACGCCGGTCGGCATGTCGCCGAGGTTCACGATCTGCGGGTCGTAGCCGACGATGTCCGCGCAGGTCCGGGCGACCTCGTTGAAGCTCGTCGCCGTGCCGGACCCGATGTTCATCACGTCGACCCCGTCAACCGGGTGCTCCAGCCTCGCCATGACCGCCGACACCAGATCCGTCACGTGGACGAAGTCCCGGGTCTGCGTCCCCGGACCCCACACCACCAGCGGATCCTCCCGGTGCAGCGCCCTCCGGGCGATCGACGGGACCGGGTAGTCGAACGACTGACCTTCGCCATACCCAGAGAAGGGCCTGACGATGAGGGTGTTGAGGCCGTACTTGGCGGCGGACCATGCAAGCTTCTCCCCTGCCAGCTTCGTGAACCCGTACATCTCGTCAGGAGCGAGCCACGTCTCCCGCGTGACGTCGCACAGCGACTCTGACAGCGGGATGCCGCTGCCGACTTGGAGCTGGGCGCCGTAGACCGCCGAGGAACTCGGGTACACCACGGTCTTGGCGTGCTTCACCGCCCAGCGGAAGAACACCGAGTCGATGCGCAGCTGGTCCGCGTTGTAGAGCGGGTCGCCCTCGATCTTCTGCCGCCCGCCGACGACACCGGCCATGTGGATGGCGATGTCGATGTCGACGTTGAAGTCCTCCAGCCACAGCTCGATGTCCTGAAGGTCGTAGGGGAGACCGGCCGGGTGTGGGACGATGTCCATCGGCCACAGGTCGAACCCCTCGTCCGCCCGCAGGAACCAGTCGAGGAAGTGGCTTCCGAGGAAGCCGGACGCTCCCGTGACGAGGATCGATCTCACCTGTCATCCCTCATGCCGATGCCCATGACCATCTCGGGGAACGGTCCCGAGAAGAGGTGCGTCTCCAGTGGCCGGTGCCCGCCGATCTCGTACCAGCGCATGTAGTCCTGAAGCGTGTAGCTCCAGACATGCCCCGGCTCGACGTTGCCGGGGTCGTTGAGCGGGTGGCCGATGACCGCGAACCGGGCCAGCGGAAGCCACGCCTTGACGAACCTGACCGGGTCGGAGATGTGCTCAAGGAACTCGCACAGGACGAGGACGTCGCACGGGATCGGTTCCATCTCATCGGCGATGCCCTCGATCACCCGCATGGCCGGGTACCGCTCCCGGGCGAGCTGGACGGCCGCTGGGACGACATCGATGCCGAGCACTGACGCCTTGCGGGTGAGGGAGAACCATCCGGAGATGTCCCCCGCGCTGCACCCCGGCTCCACGATCACCGCATCGCCGGGAAGGCTGTTCAGCGCGGACTGCACGAACATCCTCGCCTTGTCCACCCGGTAGGTCTGGGTGTCGGCGAAGACCGTGACGGCCGTCCCGCCGTCCCGCAGGTTGTAGGCGATGACCTCCTCGTGGGTCATCGAGGTGATCGGCCTCACCGGGCGCTCCACAGCTGGAAGGTGTAGATGTAGGCGGGCTCGCTGAACGAGATCGGGACGAAGGCCAGCGGGTCCCAGCCGCCCTCCTTGAGCATCTCCTCGTATCCCATCCCGTCGAACTGCCAGAGGTGTTCCGGGTTGCTGTCGAGCACCCGGTCGTCGGTCCACAGCGGCGAGCTGGCGACGAGCGTCTTGGCCCGCTGGCGGGCGAGGCGGAGGATCCCGACCGGGTCCTCGACGTGCTCAAGGATCTCGGTCAGGACGACGAGGTCGTACTGGGCGTCCGTGGAGAGCGCGGCGGCCACGTCGTCGTGGCTGACGCGCAGGTTCTGCGGGAGGTACTGGCGCATCGTCGTGCCCACGTGGTAGAAGTTCGGCATCGAGATGTCGTTCATCTGGGCCCCGGCGATCGGCCGGAGCCGGTGCGCTGCGGCCACGATCGTGCCGTCGCCGCACGCGGGATCGATCACCGTGTCCGGCGCGAGCCACGCGATCATGGCGCCGGTCATCTGGACCCGGAGGATGTGATCCCCCCAGTCGTAGTTGCTGCGCAGCACCTGATAGTCGACGCCGCGCGTCCCGGGAAGTCGGAGCCTCACCTGATCCCTCCAGCGAGCTGGGGACCGCCACACACTCCTCGGGGGGGAAAGGCAGGGCGGTCCCCGGTGAGAGTCTACGACACTGTGACCGCGAGGTTGGCGACAGAACTGTCGTCCGACGCCTTGCGGAGGTGGACGGTCCAGCTCCCGGCGTCCGGGAAGATGTAGCTGTTGAAGGTGAAGCCGCCGTCGGCCGCCACCTGAAACAGCTGGCTGCGGCCCGTGTCCGAGCCGGTGCGCTCGAACGACAGGTAGTACGTGATGAGGTCCTCGGTCGGGTACTGGGTCGGGTCGAACGACGCGGCGTCGTTGACGTCGGCACCGGTCACGTCGACACGGCAGGCCGTGTGCTTCTCGATGACGCTCCCCGACGCCGGGGTGATGGCGATGGCAACGGGCATTGGTTCTCCTTACGTCCAACGCTGGGCGGCAAGACGGTCCACGTCGAGCTGCCAAGACCTGATGTCCCCACCCGCGTTGAACGGGGTGGCGTACACCTCATGGTAGGGGGTTCCGCCCCACTTCCGGACGAAGTAGTCGGCATTCTTGGGGAATGACCGGCCATTGCCGTCACGGAACGATGGGTTGCTCTGGAGGGTCGAGCTGATGTCGTGGGACAGCCCGGCAGGCAGACCGGCCATGGGCACCCCGGCCAGTCGGCACCGGTAGTCGAAGTCGTTGTCTTCGTAGTAGGCCGGGTGGAAGTTCTCATCGAACATCCCGGCCCGCTTGATGGCACCACGATCGACGCCGAACGCCGAGAACGTCCCCAGCAGCGCCACCCCTCCTTCCTTCTCCATGTGCCCGGCCAGCCGCGCCAGATCGCCCGGCGCGAAGACCAGATCGAAGTTCACGATCGCCCACCACGGGGCGTCGGGCACGGCCTTGATGATCGTGTTCCACGAGGCCGCCACGCCGAGGTTGAAGCCCGGCCTGATGACCGTGATGTTGAGGTGGTCGTACTCCGGCAGCGCCGGGCCTCCGTCGAGCACCTCGCCGTTGTCCACGACGATGGTCCGCCCGACCGGGACGTCGATCGAGAGGAGCATCCGGAGCAGGAGCTTCGGCTCTGACAGGATCGGGACACCGAGGACGGGGATCATCGCGGGTTCGGGTAGTAGTGGTGGACGACCTTGTCCACCATCGTGAAGCGGACGCCCCCGGCGACCATGCGGTCCCACAGGTCGCCGTCCTCGGGCAGCCCGCGCTCGATGCATGCCGGGTCGTACCGGTAGCCCATGCCGTTGCGGTACAGCTGCGCCCCGTCGCAGAACTGGAAGTGGCCCGGAGGCCACGCTCCGTACGACGATGTGTGCCCGTCGTGCCAGTGGGCGATCGACCGGCCGTAGGCGAAGTCGGCCTCGTTGCGGACGGCCGCGTCGAGCAGGACCTCGACGTGGTCGTCGGTCCACATGTCGTCGTCATCGAGCGGGGCGATCCAGTCGCCCTTGGCGTGATCAAGGCCGTGGTTCCGGGCATTGAGCCCGAGCACGCACCACCGCTGGCCGGGGTCGTCGGGATAGGACTGGCGAGGAATGTTCCAGACGATGATCCGGCTGTCGCCGAACCCGGAGACGCGGATCGTCAGGTCGTCAAGCTCCTCGCCGCGCATCCCGTCGGCGACGATGTGGATCTCGCCAACCCGGTGGGTCTGCGAGAGGACCGACGGCAGCGCCCGGCTGCACAGGACGTCGTTCCGGTTGTAGGTCGGGATGACCACGGAAACCGAGTTCACCTCGCGACAGCCTCCTTGACCGTCGCGACATCCTGCTCGATGCCGTTGGCGAGCCACGACTCGAACATGGTCCGGTCGTGGGAGTAGACCTCGGACGCGTTGACGCGGATGTGGTTCTCGTCCCACTCGCCCTTGCCAGCCGCCGGGTGCATGTGCTCGATGATCACGTCCGGCAGGTAGTACAGGCAGTCGGCACGGTCGCCGAGGATCTTCCACGTGTTGTCGAGGTAGAGGTGCTTGCACAGGGGTGGGCCGAACCACCCCAGTGCATTGACGATGCTGCTGCTGATGAACACGGCGGTCGGCAGGGCCTCGCCTTGGAACAGGTCGTTGCCATAGGCAAGCCCGTCGCCGTGCTCCTTCATGACCGCGTGGATCACGCGGTCCCATCCCTTGGTCCGGAACCGGTGGTCATCGCCGATGAACCCGACGATCTCCGCTCGCTGCGCATACCGGCGGGCGGCATAGTTGAGCGCGCGGTTCATGTTCCCCGACTCGCCGCGAGGCACGATCACGAGGTCGCAGGAGATGTCCTCCAGCGCCTCCACGTACTTCGCCAGCACGGGGTCGTCCTCATCGACCGCCGCCACGAAGACGGACGTGTCGTCCATCCTCGTGTCACGGAACGACAGGGCCGCTTCCGTCAGGGCCTTCGGATTGCCCCGCGAGGGGCAGACCACTGCGATGACCACCGATCCCTCCGGACTCTAGGTCTCGTCGTACGAGTACGAGATCGTCTCCTGCGTCCAGTTGCCCGGAGCCGCGTCGGAGCCGACCATGAGCTGGAACACCGCGAACCTCGTCGTCGCGTACGTGGCCGAGTAGGACGCGGTGTCCCACGTGGCCTTGTTGCTGGACGTGTACGTGTTGAAGTTCGCGTTGGCGATGGTCGACGTTGCCGTCGTCCCCTGCTGGTACGTCACGTAGTTGGCCGTGAAGTACAGCGTGGTGGACGTCATCACCGCGCCATCGCCCCAGATCTTGAAGTTGGTGACGCCGTTGGCCGGGGCGGTGTCGATCTTGAGCTTCAGCCACTTCTCGTAGCTGTTCGTGCCGACCGTGATCGGGTTCGCCTGCCGGTTGGCAAGCGTGTTCGTCGCGTTGTCGGCCGAGATCAGATCGATCCCCGTGACGGCGCCAGACTCCGTGGGCCCCGAGCTTGTGTACACCCGGAGGCTCAGAGAGGCGGCCATCAGGACTCCTTCCTGCTACTGCTTCCCGACGGGGGCTTGCTTCCACCCGACGGCTTGGACGAGCCGCCCGCCGGAGGTCCTGCCGGGTCGGGCTTCTTGCTCGCCATGGACTCCTTGGCGGAAGGAACCTCATCGAGCGTGACAGCCCCGGTCGGCGTGATGACCATCAGCGAGTCGTATTGCGGCCCCGAGAGGGGCTCCAGTCCATCCTCCCGCCGTGCCTCGTTCGTCGTCTTCCAGCTGACGCCCGCGAGAGCGCGCTGGTTGATCTGCGCACGAGACAGGCTCTCCTTCAGGTTCAGGCGGGTGAACTTGAAGGCGAGGTTGTTGTCCGGACCACCGAACGTCGGGTCCCACACGATCTCCCGTGTGAGGTACTCCGAGATCAGCCCGAGCAGCGGGCGGAGGCCGCGATCCTCCGTCATCTCGGACTGCACGTCAGCGGTGGCACGGTTGGTGTCGGCGCCCATCCCGAGGTCCATCATCGACAGACCGAAGACGGCGCAGATCTTGCGGACGAGGTACTGCTGCCACTCGGCGAACTGCATGTCCCGGTTGGTGGCACGGAATGGGATGAACTTGGCATTCTTCGATCCACCGATGAATGCCATCGCGCCACGCCCGGCGACCTCGCCCTGCCAGTACGCCTTGAAGGCGTCAACCTGCTCTGGGCGGGCCCCCTCGCCGAGGTCGAGCATCCCGTCGGGCGCCGCGTTGGTCACCTGACGGTTGTTGTACATGTGCCCGGCCAGCTCGGCGTCGATCGTCTGCTTGAGCACTTCGAGCTTGGACAGGCCGACGACCCGGTACGTGGCCGGGTTCTCCATGATGTAGACCATGTCGTCGTTCGTGAACGACGCGCGCATGTACTGGTCGGGATACCAGTAGTAGCGCGCCTCATCCGGGTTCGTGCCGTCCCAGTAGGCATTGACCCGGATGGTGGCTCCATCGACGGGATGGAGGTAGGTGACGTCGCCCCGGAGCGTCCGCTCCTTCTCGATGACCCCGGCGTCGAGGACGAGGATGTCCTCGATGATCGGCTCGATGAAGGTGCGGAACGAGTTGATCGTCGGGCTCGGGTGGTGGAACAGGTCCTTCACCTTCGCCATCAGCGCGGGACTCGGATCGGGCCCGTTCTGGTCGAACTTGACGATCTCCCACTCGCTCTGGCTGACCTGCGACTTGCGGACGTCGATCGCGGCCCGCACCCACTCGGAGTGCTCGGCCCAGTGGCGGTACTGGCGCGCTCTCGGCTTGCCGACCCTGCCCTTGTCGACCGCCGTCCACCCCGCAGCATTGCTGATGACGGCGGCGGTGCTGTCGGCCGGGATGTTCTTGGGGCTGGTCCGGAAGGCGTTGGCGATGAACTCGCCCATGCGGCTCATCAGCTGCCTCCCCGGAGACTGGACGAGATGGTCGCGTCGAGCTGCGAGTTGAGGAGGTCGGAGACGAGCCGGTTGTTCACCCTGTCGATGGCCTCCTCGTACGTGTAGCGGAGCGTGTCCAGCCCGGTCATCATGTCGGCCAGATGGGGTGGCACGGTCCGCTTCCCGTCGCGGAAGACAAGCTCATAGGGGTCATACGGTTCGTCGCTCTTCCTCCGGGTCGATCCCGGAAACGCGAGCGGCATGGTCACCTCCGTACCGATCCGAAGAAGAAGCCGCTCCCCTGAAGATCCATCGAGAACCCTGCCGCGTCGATCATGTCGTCGTGGCCCTTGGGGAAGCTGAGCAGCTCGCGCTCGAAGTCACTTCCTTCGAGCGATGCATGGTGGAAGACCTTGTGGGCCTCGTACTTGGCGGCGACGGCGCGTGCGCGTGTCACCTTGTCGGCGTCCGACTTGCGGCCCTCGATGGGGATGCGCGGGAACTCCCGCATCACCGTCTGGATGAGCGTCGACTGGAACGCCTGCGACTCGCAGATGACCAGCCCCATGCCGGGGTAGGCCAAGAAGCCGTCGTTGATGAACTCGGCGTGGTGGGTCTCGCGCTTGTCGCGGTAGACCGACAGGATGTAGAAGTCCCCGGTGTCGTTGTCCTCGGCCGTGATGCACCGGGCGGTGAAGTCGGCCCGCTCCTTCTCCGAGCTGGCGAGGTCGACGCCCATCCGGATCGTGAAGGTGTGGCCCTCGGGCAGCGAGGTGAAGTACTGGAAGTTCCGCTTGAGGAAGATGTTGCCCGTCATCAGGCCCGAGATGTCGTTCTGGTACGAGCAGCTGAAGAGCGCGGAGCCCATGGCGACCCGCTCCTCGTACAGCTTCTCCAGCGGCCAGTAGTCGGGCCAGTACGAGAACTCGTTGCCGTCGGTGTCCGTCTGGATCGCCGGGACGATGATGCTCTTCCAGCCCTTGCCGCCCTTCTCGACCGGGTCGATCAGGTGCTGGTACAGGTCATCCTCGGCCCACCGGGTGCCAAGGACGATGATGATGCCGCCCGGGACCAGACACGGCCGCAGGGTCTTCCAGAACCACGTCTCGACCTTCTCGCGCGCCTCCGGGGTGAGGGTGTTCTCCTCATCGAGGATGTCGTCGCAGATGATGATGTCGAACCGCTTGGAGATGATCGCGCCGCCAGCCCCGGCGCTGTACAGCGTGACGTCCTTCGACCCGGCCCAGCGGGAGTCGGCCCGCAGCCACTCGACATCCGTCCATTTCTGGGCCGAGCGGAGGTTCCCGAACAGCTCGTGCTGGCGGGTGTTCGCCTCCAGCGTGTACCGGATCGCCCGGCTGAAGTCGTTGGACTGCTTCGCCGTGTTGGAAATCAGGCCGATCCTGATGTCCTTGTTGCGGCTGATGTGGTGCGTGAGCTTGATCGTATTGCCCCACGTCGTCTTGGACGACCCTCGGGGCATGAGGATGACGATGTTCTCTCGCTTCTCGATCGCCTGATCGATCGCGTCCACCATGATCCGGTGGTGCGGCTGGGCCTCGTAGCCGAAGACGTACTCGCCGTAGGCGTAGACGTCAGTTGGTGCGAGAGCGCGAAGGATCTGGTCGATCAACTGCTCCCGCTGTTCCGGCGGAAGCTGGCTGGGGTCGAAGGGCAGCAAGGAGTGTCCTCAGATCGTTCGGCTCGACCTCGGCCGACATGCCGAGGTTCAGGTTCCGCTGCTCACTCACCTGTGACGGCTGGCCGATGAGCGTCTGGAACTTGTCCACGAGGATAGCGAGGTCACGCGGGTGGATGCGCATGACCTTGCGGCGCCGCACCTGACCGCCGACCTCGTACTCCTCCTCGGCGTCCATGTCCTCGGCCATCTTGAGGATGCCCGCATGGATGACGTTGAGGGCATCGAGCTGGATCTCGGCGATCTTGGTCGCGCGCTTGGACGCGAGCGCCTCAAGGCTCTTGTTGTCGACCTGCCGCTCGAACTCGGCCCGCTTGGCGTCCCAGCCCTCGTCGTTCTTGCGCTTGTTCACCGTCGACCACGTCTTGATGCCGTGCCGCTCGCAGAGGGCACGGATCGACAGGCCGGGGGTCTGGATGTACTCGTTCTTGAGCGCGATGTAGTCGTACTTGGTCGCCATCAGGCTCCTGCCATGTAGTCGGCGCAGATCATCTCCAGCGCCGCCCAGTCCTCGACCTGCTCCTCGTCGCGCACCTGACGGATGGCCCCGTCGACCACCTCGGCGGCGGCAGGCGGGAGCCGGTAGACGCGCTCGACCCACTTCGGCTCCGGCCGCTCCTCGGCCTTGGGCCGCTTGAGCGCCTCCCAGTCGAAGTCGGCCTTGCGCTCGGCGATCATCTCCGCGAGGCGCTCCCGCTTGTACGGCAGGACCTTCTCAAGGTCGAGCATCGAACGACGGGTGGACAGGTCCTTGACCAGCGCCGCCAGCTTCTCCTCGTTGGGCTTGCCACGAAGGTCGTTGAGGACGATGGTCAACTGCTCCGCGACCTCGTCGGCCACGTCGAGCACGATGCACGGGATCCGGTCGATCCCGACGATCTTGGCCGCCTTCCAGCGGTGCTCGCCGTCGATGATCTGCCACATGCCTGCGAACACCCGCACGGTGATCGGGTCCACGAACCCGAACTCCCGGATCGACTCGACCTCCTTGCGGAGCATCTCCTCATCCATCCGGTTGGGGTTCCACGGGTTGGCGACGAGGTCCTCGACGGCGATGTAGGTGATCTCAATCATCGCGGCGTGTTCCGTGCGATCCCGGTCAGCCGTCCGTCGCCCACTTCGACCGAGATGATCGTGGGATGTGCGAGCAGGAGCTTCTCCATGAACAGCAGCGCCAGCTGCTCGGGCGTGGTGCTGATGAGCGGGTACATCTCGTTGAGGTGCCGGTCGGTCAGTTCCAGCACCGCCATCTCGAAGACGTCCTCCTCCAGACCATCGTCCCGCCCGCGCTTCTCCACCACGATTGTCCAGCGATGGCCGTGAACGCGGCTGCACCGGGAGCGGCCCGGGTCCCCGGTGATCTGGTGGGACGCGTCGAACTCCTGACTCACGCGAACGTACTGTTCCACGGTGATCCCTCCCGTGTAGGATGCTGCCGGGAGCCGCCAGCGGGGCTCCACAGCACGGATGAGCACAGGCCCAAGGGTGCCGAACGTCTCGTGGAACAGCGGGAGGTGCAACAGGCCGATGGGAGTCTGTGTTCCCACTGGCAGCTGCCCTTGCTGAAACGAGGGACGGGGTGACCCTGCAAAGGGCCACCCCGTCCGTTCGAGGTCCGTCGGCGGCGAGTCCGACGAGAGCGATGTGCTATTGGCGGGAGTCTAGCAGCACGCCCGTGCTGCTAGCTAGGGTCCTGCGCCTCCGCGAGGTCGCTGCGCTTCGGGTTCGGGGTCCACGTCCCGATGACCTCGATGTTCGGCTTTCGGCTCCGGATCACCCTGACCGGGTGCTTGATGTTCTGGAAGCTGTCCCTGAACTCGCGGATGCCGATCATCGGCACCTCACGCCTCGTCGTCATCGTCAAGATCCCCCGGGTCCACCCAGTCGCTGCCATTCCACCGGAAGTCGAACGTGAACTCCCACGGCTCGATCCTCTCCGGCTTCCCATCCGTCCCGATCGCGATGAACATGAGCTGCCCGGTCGAGTCCTCGTGGACGCCGATGACGACCCGTGGAAGCCCGTCCGCGATCGATGTCGCGGCGATCGGCGGGCTGAAGGACGCAAGTGCCATCCAGTCTCCTCATGTGCGCCCGTGTTGATCCCGGAATGATACCTCGCGCGGGATCATGGGCGCTTCCTCCCGTGCGACTTCCTCGGGTTCATGTTGGGCTTGCAGATCCGCTCCCAGCATTCTCCGCACAGGTCGATCCCGCCCGCGCTCTGCTGGTAGCGGCGGGTCCGGTTGCCCATCTTCTGGGTCTGGTCGATCTCGCGACGCAGCGTGTAGCGGCGCACGTCGCTGACCGGCTCCATCGTCGCCTCATCGATCGTCTGGCGGGCAAAGTGGCAGATGTCGCACACCTTGCGGACGCTCACTGGACGACGCCCGTGCAGTCCACCACCGAGACCGTCGCGGTGCCGTTGCGGCGGACCGTGACGCCGTCGCAGTGCTGGAACTTGAGCAGGCCGGACCCGATGTTGTCCTCGAAGGTCACCCGCTGCGGGCGGGCCCTGCCGATCGTGCCGCCAGCGACCGTGAGCAGCGAGCCGCAGGTGTTGCGGGAGATGGTGATGTCGGACAGCGGCTTCCCGGCGTCCGTGCCGTCCATGCTGAAGAAGGAGTTCCTCCACGAGACGACGGTGTTGTCGCGGAACACGATGTTGGACGCGCCCGCGATGGACCCGAACTCGGGCTCGATGTCGAAGCCGCAGTACCCGGCGGACCCGAAGTCGCAGTCCTCGACCAGCACGTCGCTGGCGCAGACCACAGACACGTTGTTCCGCCCGACGGTGCCCGTGCTGCACCCGTGGATCCAGACGTGGTCGGGGTTCTCGTTGAGCGTCACGAGGTCGCCGAACAGGCGCGTGCCGTACACGTTGTCGAGTTCGAGGTACGAGCCGCCCATCGCGTGGAGGCCCGCCGCGAACTCGCCGGGGTGCAGGGTGTCGCCCGCGTGCCGACCCTCGATGCGGAGGTTGCGGATGGTGATGTGGGAGGGCTTGGGCTCGTACCAGTACCAGAAGAACGTGGAGGCGAGGTAGGACGTGGGCAGATCGGCCGGGATGGCCGTGTTGATGATGATCGCGCCGCCGAAGTCGAGGATGAGGTTCGACCGCCCACGGAGGTTGACCGCCTTCGTGACGGTGTAGGTGCCGGGAGCGAAGCGGATGAGCGTGCCGTCGGGCTGGGAGTCAATGAGCGCCTGCACGTCGCCCGGTCCCACGACTGCCTCGCGGGTCGTGACCGGCAGGGGCCACGGGCGCACGACCGGCTCGACGGGAGGACCCTCCAGCAGCGAGATCCTCGCCTCGGCATTGGTCACGGCGGCTTCCAGCGCCGTCATCCGTGCCTCCAGCGACACCACCCGCAGCGTCAGGGCGTCGATGGTCTTCTTGAGGGCGGCGTCGCCAGCCTTGCGGGCCGCGATCTCGGTGTTGAGCTGCGTGGTCGTTGCATAGGCCATGACTAGGTCTCCTTCTCGATGGCGGCGCGGAGGGCGGCGACAGCCTCTCTGAACTCCAGTGCCGTTCCGTTATCGCGCTCCAGCACATCCACGACCGCCTGTGCCGCCACTCGGAGGGCGTCGGGGGCGGGCTGGGCGAACCGAACCTCGATGTTGCTGCCGCCCTTGTCGATCACCTCGTATGCGCCGCGCTGGATGTCGCCCATCAGGCTCGGGTTCGCAATCGGGAGGGCGTCGGGGGCGGGCTGGGCGGCGACGGTGACGCCAGCGGCGGCGACCAGCCGTTCGGCTTGATCGCGGTATGCCTCGTTGTGCGACGGATGGCGGTCATCGGCCAGACGACCGCCGCGACAGGTGACGCGGCACCCGTACTGGTCATGGAGGAACGCCGCGACCCGCTCCACATCGAGAGATTGCGGGGCGACGGTGACGCCAGCGCGGATGGCGGCGTCCACCAGCGGCTCGATCCCACCGGGCGGGATGCCCTGCGGGTCCATGCCGTGGATCACGTCCAGCAGGCGCTGGCGAGCGCCGCTATCCACAGGGGCAAGGGTGACGCCAGCGGCGGCGAGGCGGGCGGCGAGCACCTCGGCTGCGGCATCGCTGCCCCGGAAGTGGTAGGCATCCGACCATTCGGGATCGTTGCGCGTGGTCGCCGCAATCAGCGCGGCCAGCCGTTCGATGTCAGCCACGGTCAACCTCCTTCCTCGCGTTGCGGAACACGATGTCCGCCTGCCGGAGCATCGCTGCACGCGGCGTGTCCCCGATGCTGTTGAAGAAGGGCCGCACGACGTCCCACATCTCGACCATGGTGGCGATCATGGCCCGCTCCTCCTTCAGCGCCCACTCGACGCGGGCTGCGGCAGAACGCTCGCCGATGGTGTAGCCCTCGTTGTAGCCGTCGATCCACGACTGCCCGGGCGCGACCCGGTTGCCGATGACGCCGCAGCAGGGGCAGGCCCCGAACAGCGTGGTCATCGCGTCCTCATCCAGAGGAAGAACCACACGAAGAGCAGGCCGATGAGAATGCCCAGCTCGAAAGCGATGACGTTCACCTGATCCCCTTCGCGATGATGATGATGGCGCACATGGCGAGCAGCGCGGCCACGGCGATGACCATCGAGCGCCGCCGCGACTCGCGGTGCCACTCGATGTCCCAGCCGTCATCGAAGACCGTGTCCAGCTCGCAGTCGGCGCAGTACATGGCGATGAGCACGCCGTGCGCGCACTTGTCGTCCATCAGCCCCTCGTCTTCTCCTGCATGTCGAGCAGCCTCGCCCGCTCGTCCAGCTCCCTGATCTTGTCGTAGGCCGCCTTGCGGCACTGGCCGCCGTCGCGCCCCTCGTAGAAGAAGGTCCACCGGCCACGGTAGTTGTCGTGGACGCTGGTGCCACGGAACTGCGGGCGCTTGGTCGGCGGATCCCAGTCCCACGGCCACTCCTGCCGGTTCCGCTCAAGGATGTGCCAGCCGCCCTCGATCGCCACCGTGTCCGCGTCCCGGTCCATGCCCCACGATTGCAGGGACTTCGTCTGCGCGACGTAGACCGTGTAGCGCGGCACCTTGGCCGGAACCTCGTCGTAGAGGATGAACTCCTCGACGTCGTAGTAGTTGTCGTACCCGGCGACGGCCTTGGCAAGCTCCTCGGTCTCGAACATGGCGTGGACGCCGTAGTCGGAATAGCTGCCCGACGAGACCGCCCAGATCTTGCGCATCACTTCCCTCCCATGAGCGTCTCGGCCAGCCGCGCGACCTGTGTCACGAGCAGCTCGCCCGAGGGAGCCCACATGTTGCCGATCTGGTCGATGATGACCCTCGGAGCCGACAGGACGGGATCCTTGCGGCCGTACATGTAGAACTCGTCGGTCTTGATGCTCGCGGGCCCATAGACCGCCGCGCCCCACATCATGCCGATCGTGTCCGCGTCGGCCATGACCGTGATGTTGCGGATGGTGTAGCCCATCTGCGTCAGCCGGAGGGGCCACGCGGCGGCGATGGCCTTGACGCACTCCTCGATGGTCATGACGTCCATGCCTCCATGGGCCGCGAGCAGCTCGCGATCTTGCCAAGCTCGGGCCGGAGCCCGAGCCGCCGGTCGACCTCCATCGCCTCCTCGATTGTCGCAGGGCCGCCGACGAGGGCGAGCAGGTCATCGGCCTCGGCAAGCCAGCCCCTCGCCTGCCCGATCGTCCACGTCTCGTCCGTGAAGCCGTGGCCGCAGCGGAGCGCGGCGGCGGCGAGCGCCTGTGCCCGTGCCCGCTGGGCGGCCGGGACCCTCGAACCGGTGATCAGGTCGTAGAGGTGGTCCGATGCGCCGTTGGCCCAGACCACCACGTCCAGCGACTCCTTCTTCTCCTTGGAGAGGAACTCCGACCCGCCGAACAGCTGGAGCCGCGACCTGTGGAACACGAACATGAGGAGGCACGTCGCGTACCCCCGCCCATAGCTCGACATCACTCCTCCTCGCAGTGCTCGCACCAGTAGGGCGGCCAGAAGCCCGGCGTGGCCTCCTCGTTGTGGCGCGTGTCATGCAGCACCTTGGGCCAGTCGACCTCGGGTACGGCGAGGGCCAGCCGTTCAAGCCCGCCCTCGGCGCACGGCCCGCAGTCGTCATCGACGCCGAGCACGGCGATCTCCGGCGTGATCATGCTCATGCCTCGCACTCGCACGTCATGCGATGGCCGTCCACCAGCCAAGGCCAGCCGCAGACCAGCCCGAAGTGGGTCGGGTGGCCGCATCCGCACTTCTGGGGCTTGTCCTCACGATCGGCAAGGGCGATGCACTTCTTCGCGGCCACCCTCGCCTCGTTGGCGATTGCGTCTGGGATGATCGCCTCCTCCTCCGGGCTGGCAATGACGACGGATCGCGCCTGCGGCCACTGCCACTCCTGAAGCCTTCCGTTGTTGTCAGGTGGCTCGACCATGACGAGCACCACGGCCCGCCTCATCGCCGCGTCCTCGGCTTGCGGGTCGGCTTGGGAACCGGACGCACCGGGTGGCCGATCCGCTCCGCAAGCTCATTCGCGACCTTCTCGACGTCGATCGGCTTGCTGATCACGATGCCGCCGGTCGCCTTGACGGACGGCGGGATGACCTCGCCGCCGTCGGCTCCATCCCACGGGGCCTCGGTGATGAACACGGGCGGCGGTGGGGTCTCCGGGTCCTCGAAGATGGTGGGGCCCATGTCGCTGGCCAGCTGGAGTGCGGGTGCCTTCTCTGCCGAGCTGGCCCGAAGCCTGTCGTTGCCCTCCATCCGGCTGAGCAGCAGCTCCAGCGCCTCAGTCACCAGCGCCGTCGCCGTGGTCCCCCGGTCGAACGCCGCCCGGCGTGTCCTCGCCCACAGCTTCGGATCCAGACTGAGCCTCTGTGTCGCCACCCGTTGATCCCTCCAATCCTGACCACTCCCGCAGGAACTCCTCGACCACCGCTGAGACTGTCATCCCGTTGAGCAGGGCCATGGCGCGCGAGCGCCTCCAGACCTCCTCCTCGATCGACAGCGAGACACCGATCTTCGCCATCAGTCCTCCCACATGCCATACCGGCTCTACCGGCTCTACCGGCTCTACCGGCTCCATAGACGGGCTAGCCGCTGTGTGCCCTACTGCACATAGGGCAAGTCTAGCCGGTAGAGGCTACAGTGGCTAGAGGGTAAGTGTAGCCACCAGCGGCTATACCGGCTAGAGGGCAAGTCGCGTCCACGACGGCCTGCCAGCATGATCCGAGGCTTGCGGGTGTGCGGCCGGAATTTCGTTGCGCCCCTCGATGGCCTACCGAGCTGGCCCGTTTGGGGCCCACCCCCCCGGGGGCATACTGACAGTGAGCCCGGGAGCGCGGCGCCGTGCCGCGCAGGGCGCAGCATGAGGAGGCCACCACTGTGGCATCGACCGAAACCGGCGCGCGTGTGATCGACGGGATCACATACGTTCCCGCCGCGTCCAACCCGACCAGCGCGACCCTCTCCGGCCCGGTTGCGAACGGGGTCATGACCCTCTCGCCCGACACGTTCGAGGCGGAGTCCGCCTCGGCCATGCGGTACGCGTGTTCCGCCCATCCCCACGAGGTGACGCGTGGGGGCAAGGTCCTCTCTGGCTTCAGCGCGAACGGGATGTTCGGCCCGCAGGGGCACCTCGTGCTCCAGCACAAGTACACCCCGGAAGCGGCGGAAGCCGCCCGCCCGACCGCCTAGGTCGCGACGCCACACGCCCGCGCGAGCAATCGCGCGGGCGTGTGCCACTTGGCAATGACGCTGACGCATCGTCGGCGTCGACTCGTAGGAGGGCGCAATGTCGCGTCTGTTCATCGACGTGCAGCGTGCGGCTGTGCATTCGGGCGGGGCGGCGCATCCGTCGCTCCGCGTGCGTGATCTCGTCGCGACCGGACAGGTCACTTCGCACACGGTCTCGTCGCCGGTCGTCGCCTCTCACGCTTCTGTGAGGGAGAGCAGCAGCACGGTTGCGGCGATCTCGTCAGCGCCCCACAGCTGCGCCCACTGCATCGCCACGCCGGTCGGCGTGGTCCACAACCGGGCGTGGTCGTGAGCGTCCGCATCCCGGTGACCGAGTGCGACCAGTGCGGTCGCGAGGTGCTCGGAGCCATCTGCCCGGCCTGCCACATGGATGAGGTGGAGGCCGAGGAGCTTCGCGTCATGGTCCTCGTGAGGGGCGAGAAGCCGCACGATTGCGGCGACTGGCGCTTCCCGGACGGGGATTGCAGGATCTGCTGGCTCGCCAGCAAGTAGCAGGAGACCATCACAATGGCCGAGATCATCCCCGTCCTGTTCCGCGAGGAGCCCGAGGGCGGCGCGTGGCTCACCGACCAGTACGGCGTCGCGTACTGGTCGCCGACCGGCAACCCGGGCTACTGGTCGTACGGGCCGGTCGACCCGTCGCAGCCGCACGAGGCACCCGAGTTCATCGAGACCGGGTGCGCGGATCCCGAGATGCATCCCGACGAGCCGTGCCAGATGGCTCGCGAGATCGAGCGCCAGCAGCGCCTCATGGACAACGCGACCATGCGCGGCGACCTCGCCGCTGTCGCGATCCTGTCGGGGCGGGTCCGCGCGTACGCTCCCCGGCTCGCGTGATGGACGGGATCTGCATGGCCGCCGCGTTCATCCTGTTCGCGGCGGTCCTCACATGGCTGGAGCACGAGACCCGCTAGGAGGTCGTGATGTTCGGCATGGTCGTGGGCAACGGGACACGCAAGATGTTCCGTGGGCTCGACTTCGGCCCCAATCGTGACGCGGGCTGCGTC